AGCTTCCAACTATTTCTCCAAAAATCTCTTTTAACCCCTTCCATGCACGTTCCCAATCTCCGGTGAATACACCTCGAATAAAGTCTATTACTCCATTCATGGCTAACATTATGGAATCCCATATATTCTTTAGATTTGCAGAAAATGCATTAAGTATATTTCCCAAAACAGGACCAAAAACTTCTGTCCAGTCTTTTGCAAAGATGTTCTGCATGAAGTCATCCACTTTTTGGAGTATTCCTTGAATTTCATCACCTTTCACTGCTATCAAGGCAACCAAAGCAATAATGGCCGCTATCAAGGCAACAATCGGATTTTCTATTAAAAGTGATATGGCATCCGACACCCCTCCAATAGCCCCTGTCAATGGACCCAGTGCCGCAACTAAGGCTATAGTAAGCAAAATTATATTCTGGGTATCTTCATCTAGTCCATTAAACCATTCCAATAGCTCCGCTACTTTTTCAATAACAGAGGTAATAATCGGCATAATCTTCTCACCAAGTTCTGCCATCTGTTCTTGCAGCTCCGCATTGGCCTGGTTATTCTCTACCAGACTTTTGTTGTTCTCCTCCCAGGCTTTTCCGGCTTCCATCAATCCTTGATCTGATAGTGCCTGCATAACCAAGTTCGTCCGTTCCGCTTCTGTAGAAGCATTTTGAAGAGCCAGATTAAAATAATCTTCTGCTGTTTCTGCTTCCCTTACTGCCTTATTCCATTCTTCATTAGCTTTTGTATTTTCTTTCAGGCTTACCCCAAAGGTCTCATTTTCCAATGCCGCCCAGTTTAAAACATCCGCAAAAGCACCTGTTACTTGCCCAACCTTGACAGTCTCATTAATTGCTTCTGTCAAGCCATCAATCGAAATACCATCTATGTACTTTGACCAAGCACCAATCGTACCATTGGTTAATTCAATTAGCTTCTCCTGTGATAAACCTAAAGCTTGTAAATTAGCCACTGTTGTAGCCGCTGTTTGATCGTCACCCAAAACACCATATAATTTCTTATAGATCTCCCCTGTTTCTTCCGCACTATATCCCGCCATTTGACTAGATACTTCAAGAGATCCCATAGTCCTCTTATATTCTTTTGTTTCTTCCGCTACATCTTTTAAAGCTCCAATAATACTTTTTGCTCCCTCGACAACAGCCTCAGCTTTCAAAAGCTCCTTAAAATTAGACGCTTCTTTTCCTGCACCCTCAATGGACTTTTCTGCTTCTTTTGCAGCCTTTGCCACTTCTTCAACTGGTTTTTCATCTACACCATTTATAGCGTCTTCTGTTTTTTTTGCTTCATCTTTCAAATTATCAAGGCTCATTTCTGCAGCAACAATTTCTCGTCTGAGTGCATTATATTGATCCTGTGATATTTTTCCTTCCTTAAACTGTTCTTGTACCAGTTTTTCAGCGTTTTCTAGTTTTTTAAGCTTCTCTTCGTTTTCTCCTATAGCCCTTGTAAGAAGCTCCTGTTTCTGCCTAAGCAGTTCCGTATTTTTAGGATCTAATTTTAAAAGGCGCTCAATATCTTTTAATTGTGATTGTGTATTCGATATTTGACTGTTCATTCCTGATAGTGCTTTAACTACCCCACTGGTATCACCATCAATCTTGAGAGTCATTCCTCTTATTTTAGTACCGCCTGATTTACCTGCCATTTACTCAACCCTTTCCGAAAAATGAATAAATGTCTTCTTGTGTTGCTTTGTACGGATACTCCTCATTATCATTCCCACGCTCAATCAACATATCGTAAACCATCCCCATGGTCATGCCATCAAGAGCTTCGTCTGAAAGCCCCAGTTCCGCACATCTTAGCATAAACAAAGCCCCTGTACTCTCACGCACAGTGGCTCTCATTTTTTTTTAGGCTTTGCAGTTGTTTTCTGATTCAGCTCCCACAGGGTCAGAATATCCGGAAATATCTCATAAATACTAAAAGTTTTAAATTCATCCAGCCACTTATCCGGCTCTTCTCCTGCTGCCTCTTTATCATATTGCCAGGCCATAACCCAGGCCACATTTTCAAAGATTTCCAGATCAAGCGCAGAAAGCTGCGCTTCCTGTTGCTCCTCTTCCGTTGCATCCTCTGGCAATTCTGCTGCCTTCCTATATGCTTTCTTCAATTTGACCATATCGCTAATCATATCCCGGCCAAAAAAATGACGATAAAGACGCAGGGTTAAGGCAGTAGCCTTAAACCCTATTTCTCTATCATCAACTTTAATTACCTTTTTCATATATACCTCCTAGTTCTCACATCTTTAAGCCGCCGCTTCTCCCTCATATACCTTTGTGTACCATGCCTTGCGTACTTCATCCGGCGTTTTCGACGTAGTTCTTGCAAGCACTCTGCCATCTTCAAGCGCTGCGGCAGAAATGTTACTGGATTGTGTCTGAGGCTCCTTTGTATTGGTATTTGTAGTTCCTCCAATTCCAGGTCTGGTTCCAGTACAATTGTAAAGGCAATACAACTGATTATCAGTATCGCCATCAATCTGATATAACAGCGCAAACGGCTTGGGTTCCGCATTTGCATTTTCTGTAATTACATGATCCGTCTCGTTTTCGATGTAACCCCAGATGTCTTTCAGCATCCGCTCCGGATATCTGGCCATCTCCAGGCTTCCGGAATAGCCGCTATTGGCAACAGACTGATAATATACAATTCCATCCGCATAAAAAGGCGTTACATCCCCTTGCGGATCCATAGTAAGAGTTACGGCTCCGGGAATCATTACCGGAACACCCCAGTTAACAGCCCCATTTTCCTGTGTCAAAAGAGCATATGCCACATTCTTCAAATTAAACTGTACTTTGTTTTCATTTTTTGACATTCTCTAAACCTCCATTTCATACAAGGATTCCCACATGTTTTCAGATTCCAGCCAGTCGGAAGCCGTCTGCTGCCATGCAATGCCGTGAGAATCCAAAATATCTTCCAACTTTTCTTCCCAGGCCCAGTCCTTTTCATCTGTGTAAAGTTCTATATCCAGATTCTTAATTTTACTGTAAACCTGCCCGTCTGCAAAAAAATTGTCCGTTCCAGGAATATTCCAGACGATAATAGGAAGAGGTATATCTTTCATTTCTTTTTGTGTAAAATGATGATACCGGAAAGTTATACCTGTTTCCTTCAGCATTTCTTCAATCTCTGCCGGTGTCATAAAACCTCCTTTATTCCCTTTTCTACATCAATTTCTAATTTTTCTTGAACCGGGGCTACATGCTCCATCGGCTTCACTTCTCCAATCGAACGCCCTCCTTTTCTAAGCTGATGCCCTTTTTCCAACAAATGAACCAGCGAATATCGTTTATCATAAATGACAACTTCCACCGACATACTATTTTCTTTGGTCACTTTCATACTCCATTTTTTTGCATAATCACCGCTTCTTTTTGGAGATGTCCGTTTCAGCTCGGTTCTAGCTTTTTTTGCCGCCTCCTTTATAACGTCCTTCACTTCCTCTGAGCATGCCTTGCTATATTCCGTCATTTGTTTTATCAGCTCACTTGCGAAGTTGTCAGCTGTCAGCCTGTCAGCCACTATCACCCCTCCTGTCTTTATACGGATGCATTAGATTTTCAAGTGACAAGTACAGTGCAGGGGGACTGGAATCATATTTTGGCTGTATCTGTAAAATACGATACTGGCCGGAATTTCCTTCTGATTCTGTTCTGGTCTCCAAGACAACGATATCCCCAGCATAAATTGAAACTGCCGACAGCAGCTCTAAAGGAATGCTTACCATATATGCGATCTCGTTTCCTGCTGTTTTTGCCTCCCAGTAACGCTTAACTCCCACTGTCCGGCTGCCAAACCGTATATGGCTCGCTTTTGTGCCTGTCAAACATCGTTCATCCGCCTCAAAGATAGATAGAAGTCCATCTCCAAATGTCTCAAACTGTCCCTTCCCCATTCTCGACATACGCATCCACCTTCCTACTGACTTGAAGAGATATGATTTCCGGCTTATAATTGTCCCAAAAATCTGCTATTTCCCCAGCCCTGGCATACATAACATAATCAAAGAGAAGTGCTTTTTCCTGGGTTTCCCCATAGAAATCGCACTCCCCAATTTTTCCTTTTATGGCAGCTATCCCTCTTTGAACCCTCCCCATAAGCTTCTGTTCTCCCAGAGCATCATCCCAGGTTATATCCAGATAATTTTTCACTTCGGCAAGCAGGGCTTTATCTTTATCGTCTGCCATAAGCCTCTTACCCCTTTGTCACCGTCACAGTATAGTTCTTTTCTTTATCTCCATCTGTCACTTTGACTTTTACTGTATTATCCCCTGCCTCCCAGGCTGCCGCTGCTCCATTAATCACTGCTTTGTTACCAACAGTGATTGTCACCTCAGCAGAACCGCTGGCAGGTATCGCTGTTATGGTGTTCGTAGCATTCGTAGTTTCTGCAGTATAGGTTTCTGTGTTTGTTGCAAATGCAGGCGACAGCTCCAGACTTCCGATCTTTAAATCAGCCAAGTCCGCACTATGAGACTTTTCTTCTGTAGTGGTAATAACTTTAAAACGTACCGGCAGCAGCTCCGTAATATCGAGTACCATAAAAGCATTGTTATCCTTCGCAAAGCCGTGCGCATACAGTTTAATGAGGTAAACCCTCTCATCCTCCAGGAATCTGTATTCATCTGAATACTCGATCCGGCCGTTTCTCGCCATACCCACACCCAGAAAATACTTGGGTGCCATACCATAGACTGCTTTGCCCTCCGGCACCGCCGCACTCTGAATAATCTCTGCGTCCACAGGCAGTACGGAAGTGTAATTGCCATCGGGAGTCAGCATTCTCGTTGCCGGCAGCACTCTCCGGAAATAATCTACCGGATTGACCAGCAGAATCAGTCCGGAAACCGTTCTGGCCTGTCCCTTTTCATTTCTGGCCATGATCGCCGTCACGTTGCACATCTGCTCCATATCCAGAGCTGTC